CTTGCCGTTATCTATTTCTATGCTGAGGCAAAAGTCAGCAAACCAACGAGTTAGATCTTGTTTGTTCATAATATTACTTATGCCAGCCTGCCAAATCACATAGCATAACTGCGTTGTTTTTTGAGTTTTGGTGCTCTGGTATGTTGCCAATGTGCTCTGGGATTTACTCTGGCTAACCATAGATCATACTCTGCTTGTTGTTCTTCAGGCACATATAATACGGTGATCCAAGCATTTTTACTTGTGTCTTTGTAAATGACTTGATCTTCTATGCCTACACACTCAACAGGTTTGTCTGTGACCACTGCTCTGTTATAGTTGTCGGGTTCAGGCACACTATACGGTGTATCTCCTGGTAGTTTGCTCCAACCTATTTGTCTGGCAATAGGTATTCTTGGATCAATGTATTCTCTTCGGGGTGCTTGTGTATTGTAGCACCAACTCATTGCTCTGTTTGCCATAATACTATTTAAGATAAATCACAGCCGCACTAATCGCGGCAACTACTATAGTTCCCAGGGTGGCAATAATCTGAACATCCCTTCGGCTATTGGCTTTTTCAATGGCAAGTTTAATCTCAAGAAAGTTTGATTGGAGTGCTTTACTAACATCACTGATTTTACCTTCAAGCGTAGTAAGACGGGCTTCGACATTATCTAATCTCTCCTCAAGATTCTTATAGCGTAGTTCGCAAAGTTGTATGTGACCTTTTAAGGTCGTTTCCTTAAACTGATCTGTCATTCCATTATACCAAAGAATTCTTCAGCCTCTTGTAATGTATCAAACCAATACCATCCATCAACTGGATATGTATGTTGATCTTTAGTTTCTGCTCGTAGTTCATAATCTTTGTTGAGAACAAAGTTAGGTCCTTCCAGCAATGTTTCGTTATCGTATTTGTAAAAACTCATCCTGTCACCGTCCATCCTTTGGCTGTAGCAATCGCTGGGTTATCTGTAGCAGTTCCCCAGTTGCCTGTCACCGTTATTGTTTTACCAGCACCTGTGGCACTGAGATTAGTATAAACTTCGTCTAATGCTGTGCCACTCAAGTTGCTATTAGCAATAGTAAAAGTAGCATTCATACCAGTTGCCCTAATTCTTGATAATCCTGAAGCAGGATTAAAAGTGCTACCCAATGTAGTAGCCGCACTTAAATTCCAAGCAGGAATTTCCTGAAGACTATACGCACCTGTAAGCATAGCACTTGCGTTAGTTATCGTGCTGGTATTAAATGCTGGAACTTGAGTTAGATTCGGGCAGTTAGACATCATACTGGTGGCAGTAGTCACACCATTTAAGTCATACAACGGTATAGATGTTAGTGATAAACAATCACTGAACATACCTTGAACGGTTGTTGCCGCTGGCATTGTAATAGCAGGAGCAGTAATCAAACTACTACACGCTTGAAACATTTGTAAAAAACTTGCCACTGAATTAGTATTTGTTGAAGTCACCGCAGTAATATCAGTCAATGATTCGCAGTTAAAAAACATAGCAGCCATCGTAGTCACAGCACCAGTAGCAAATGGCACAAAGTTTTTTAGATTATAGCAGTTTTGAAACATACCCTGACAAGTTGTCAATGCTGTATTTGAAGTAGTAATCACTGGACACTCTTCTAAACTATAGCAATTGCTAAATGCTGTAGCCAATGTAGTAGCCGCACTAAAGTTTAATGGAGGTAAAGATCTCAGGCTACGGCAGTTTTGAAATATAGTTGAAGGTGCTGTAATTTTACTAAAATCAATTTGTGGCACATCTTCTAAACTATAGCAACCATCAAATATACCACCGCCAGTGACAACATTACTAAAATTATATAATGGCACTGATTTTAAACCATAGCAGTTTTGAAACATAGTAGCCGCACTGGTTAAACTTGCTCCGAATTGAATAAATGGAGCAGTCTCTAAACTATAACAACCTAAAAACATAAATGACGCACTGGTGGCTAATGTTCCAATTTTCCAAAAATCACTGGGAAATGTTCGCAGACTGACACAGGCAGCAAATATACTATTCACATCACTCACATATTCTAAACCTGATATGCTTGGAACCGCTACTAAATCTTTACAAGCACTAAACATACTACCAGCAGTTCCAGGTGTAGAACTTTTAACTAATCCATTTACAGAAATAAGTTTAGAACAATTATAAAATAAAAAACTAAAATTAGTGAAAACTACCGTTGGTCCAAAATCTGCTTGGTATAATGTAGAAAAATGAGCAAAGCCCTGACTTATAGCCAACGAACCACCAGCCTTTTGTAAATAGATATGTTCCAATAAAGGAAATCTTACAGCATTACCACTCAATGACGATGATGTAGCAAAAGTAAAATTAGAACAATTTGGTGTAATAATTTGAAGATCAAGAATGTTCTGTGGAAAACCATTGACGGTAAAACCTGTGGGTCTTGTTGTTAAATTCACACCAGTAATAGTTCCTGATGTAGTAATAACAATCATACCTTGTTTATAAACTTCACTGGTAGTAGTTAAACTTGGATTGCTGAAACTATATTGGTGACTGGCTAACGCACCACTGGCGTAAGTATTACTACTACCATCACCCCAATCCACTGATGTTGTGCCAGTGCCTGTAATGGTAAAACTTACATAATTACTGGCATTATCAAACACAGCATACAACGCATTGATCTGTGTAGTTGTGTCAGGTAAAACAGGCATAGCCAACCAGTTAGCATTTCTGGTCCAAGTTGGAGGGTCCCAATAAGGACTTGTCCATTCTTTAGCCGTTGTTGTTCTTACTCGTTGTGTGCCGAAACTCATTATGCGATCTCACTACCAAATAAGTTAAATGCTACATTAGCCGTGCCAGCATAAACGCTGACTACATCAGTAGTAGATAATGCTATACCTAATGTTAAAAACATTGTGTCATTGTTATTGATAAAGTTATCATAGACAATATATTGTTGATTGACAATAGCCGCACCTGCTGGTCTGACTGCTACCCTGACGGTAGTTGCCGCACCAAGATTACATATTGTCATAGTGCTTGCTACTGCTTCTGTAGCCGCAGGCACCGTGTATAAAGTTGTTAGAGTTGTCGCACTTGGGTTGCTCTGTCCCAATACTTTGTATGTTGCTGCCATATTACATTCCTGCTAATAAAAATGGGTTGAAAGTTTCTCCAGCCCCGCCACCACCTGATTGTGCTACCCACGACATCGTGCCGCCTGTAGTTGAACTTAAAACATAACCGTTTGACGCTGGATACGCACCAGGTAAAACATAAACTATGTTAGCACCAGTAGCAGGTGCTCCAAACTGACTATAACCGTTAGTAAGACCTTTGATTGCCAACTTGCCGCCAAGTTCCATATCAATATCACCGTTGCTAAAGATACTGAGTTTCGTATCATAAGCGGCACCGTTTCGCATTAGTCCGAAGTCCATCTTAAAGTCTTCGCTACCTGTAGTGACATCTGTAGCACTGACATTTATATATGCGGCTCGTTCTATGTTAGCGGCTGCTGTTTGAAGTTGCCATTCTAATGTGCCACCGAAACCAACGGCTGGTGTAGCCGAAGTAGTATTCTGTAAAGTTAAAGTTCTAAAACTTGTATTTGTATTTGCTGAACTTCTCGTAATAAATGTAGGGTCTGTAGGATAAGAGTTGTTTATAGCCACATAGTTAGAACTACCAGCATCTAATATTAGATTGCCAGAGGTTGTAGATATAGTTTGATCTGTTAAAACACCGACCGTGACATTACCCAAGTTGGCACCTGCGAATGTCGGAGTTGCTGATGTAGCAACATCTTGTCCGATTGATACACTAACTTCTGTAGGACTTACATAAGTGTTTGTCACACCAGTGCCATCAGTTAGTTTGATGGTGTTAGTTGTAGCATCGCTGCCAGTCAATGTAAGATTAGCACCACCAGTAGTAGAACTTGCGGTGTAAGTGTAAGTTGTATTGAGATCTGTGCCATCAATAGTAATAGTGTTGGCATCAGTTCTGCTAACGGTGATATTAGTGCCACCAGCGAATTTAACCGTATCTGTAGTAGCATCACTGCCGACAAGATTTAAGTCAGCACCACCAGTAGTAGTGCTTGCGTCTATGGTATAAGTTGTGTTAGTATCAGGGTTTGCTACCCAACTCAATACACCTGCGGTTGAAGATGCTAACACATAACCATTGCTGGCTGGATATACACCTGGTAAAGTAAAACTGACATCAGTGCCAGTTGCTGGATTTGCGAAACTACTGCTGCCAGAAGTTGATCCATCTATTGTAAGTCCATTACGAACTCTAAAGTTTTGTTGATTAGTTGCCATCTTGGTTCATTGTCCCCATTAAAACATAATCGTATGTGTGCTGGTGTAAGCGGTCACAGCATTTACTGGAGACACTCGTAGTTCCCAGAATCCTGTGCTGCCATTATAACCGCTACTGACCGTAGTTAGGTTGGCTCCAGTTCTTACATCACCATAGGTATTTAGCGAAATATCTGTGCCATTCTGGACCATCAATACTTCGATACATTGAACTTCGGTGCCGCTTTTCACTCTGATTAAAGATTTTACTGCGTCTGCTGAGGCAGTATCAAAAACTGCTAATACTTGATCAGCGGCTGTAGTTGAAGTAGTTAGACCAGTGGTATTGATCTCAGTTCTATTATCTATAAATAAAAAACTTGCCCCAACACCGATGTTATTGGTTGCTTGGAAGTTTGCTTTTCTGCTTGTGCCGCCTTGGAAGTCTGTGTATTGAGTGTATTCTATCCATTTCTCGTTATAACTATTATAGATAGTATTACCATCAATATAGATATTACCGCCAAGAACAGCATCAACACCAACTTCTACATTCTGCGTGAATCTACCTGTTCCTGACACATCAAGTTCGTAGGCAGGTGTGTTAGTGCCAATACCAAGTTGTCCTACTGGGAACCACTGATCGTTAGACAAACTATCAAACTGAAGTCTGTTAGTCACCGTGCTACCTGGTAAAGGACGCATAGCAAATGATACTAAATCATCACCAGCATTGTTAGTAAGGATAAACTCTCTGTCAGTATTAGCCAAAGCAAGTTGAACAAATCCGTCGCCACCATCACTGATCTCAAATTCATAATCTGGAGCAGTATTGTTGATACCAACTCTGTTGTTAGTAGGATCTACATATAAAGTTCCACTATCAATGTTTAATGAGTTAGCAGATAACGCACCCGCCACATATGTTGATTTAGAAAACTCAAAACTATCTGTAGAATATATACGCTTGATCTCAGCACTACCACCAAAACGCATAGCACTATCAAAAGCACTATTATCGCTGTTTAAGTTTAAGTAATCAGCAGTAATATCGACAATAGCATTGATACCCAAGATGCCAGTAGCACTGGTAAGTTTTAAGTCACCAGCACTGGTAGATATTGTGTTGTCATCGGCAACGGCAATAGTGATATTACCTGTAGTAAATCCACTGCCGAAATCAGTCCAACTTGTGTTGCTACCATCAGTGTATAATACTCTGCCAGCATTACCACTTTGTGTAGGTAATAAGGCATTGATAGCCGCATTAGCAGTTGTTTGTCCAGTGCCACCTAAAGTAATAGGCACGGTTGTTAAACTGATATCTGTGCCAGTGATAACAATAGGAGCAGTGGCAGTATAAACCTGACTTGTGCTAAACTCGGCAAATGTAATATTACTTGTGCCGAATGTGATAACGCCTACTGGAGCGTTTAGAACATACGAGTTGCCTTTTTGTGTTTGTCCTGTTTGAACGAAGAAGTAGTCATTTAGACTCAACTGGTTAGGATTACTGCCATAAGTATCAGCGTCCGTGGCTCTGGTTAGCACCCACGCAGTAGAACCATTACCCTCGTTAGTGACTACATAAACACCATTGTATGTCTGGTTAGTCTCGTCTTTGATCAATACTCTATCACCGTTAGTAGTATTAGAGTTATCCAATTTTAATCGCTGTAATGTGCCAGTGTTAGTTAGCGTAGCACCTACACCTACACCAGCACCACCTGGCTGATTGTATGCCACGCTGCCCAACGGAGCATCCGAAGCAAGATGAACAGGATCGTGAAATGTTAAACCAGTAGTTGCCATCTGATCTACATATTGTTTTGTAGCCAGTTGTAAGTCACTAACTGGATCTTGTGTCACTGCTACACTGGTTAAACCTCCAAGCGTAAGGCTTGTCGCCCCTAACGCTGTTGTAGTTGTTCCAAGTGTAATACTACTATTGACCAAACTTGCGTTGCCAATACCACTTAAAGTATTATTGACACCACTGATTGTTTTGTTAGTTAGTGTATCTGTAGTGTTTCTGGCAACAAGATTATCATTGCCTGCTGGCACGATCATAGTGCTTGTTCCAGCCACCGCAGGAACACTTAAACTTACACCACCACTGGTAGTGCCATTTATTTTTAAGGTATGGTTTAGTTCTACAATACCAGTAGCACTACCAATAATCAAATCACCTGAAGTTGTATTTAAATCTTGATTGCCTGGATAACCGATAACAACATTACCGCCTCTGACTTGACCTGCTTTGAAACCATTGCTGGATGTCCAGTTGCCATCACTGCCCCAAGTTAGTGTGCCTAAAGTAGCACCACTATACGCATTGATAACAGCGTTGCCCACCGTTTGATCATAGTTTAAGTATAGTTGTCCGTTTAAGTATTCGTTGTTAAATGTAGGGCTTGCTGAAGTAGCAACACTTTGTCCAATACTAAATGTCACCGCACCTGTGGCTGCTGATACACTGACGCCTGTTCCCGCTACAGCACTGGTCACACCAGTGTTAGTAAGAGTAGCAGTATTAGCGTCTGTATAAGCAATGGCAATGCCAGTGCCGTTAGCGAACTTTACGGTGTCTGTTGTAGCGTCACTGCCTACAAGGTTTAAGTTAGTGCCACCAGTAGTGCTACTAAAGTTTTGACTATAAGTTGTTCCTGGACTATTGTTAGAAATTGTAATAGTATCAGCGTCGGTTCTGGTGACTACAATACCACTACCACTGGCGAATTTAATACTATCGGTTGAACCATCACTGCCAACCAAGTTTAAGTTAGCACCACCAGTTGTAGCACTGGCGTTTTGAGTATAAACAATAGCACCAGCCGAAGTAAAAGTAATAGTAGAGTTATCTGTGGCTGTGATAGTCATATTAGTGCCAGCCGCGAATTTAATAGTGTCTATACTACCATCGCTGCCTACAAGATCAAAGTCAGCCCCACCAGTTGTTGTGCTGGCACCAATGTTATATGTTCTACCAACCGTGCTGGTATTCACGAACACTAAATCACCACTACCATTAGTTGTCAATACCTGACCTGTAGTGCCATCATTTACTGGGAATGAGTAATTAGCAGTCAATAATTGACTTTGGAATGTAGTTGTGCCTCCTGCTTCACCAATCAATATATTTGATGTATGTGGCAAGATACTAAAAGTCTGGCAATCACTGAGAATAACACAGCCATTTACCGTCAATGAACCTGGAACTACAAGATTACCTGTAGCAGGAACCGTAGCAGGATTGCCGCTGTAAAGTGTAGTCAGGTTGCTTGAACTTATATTACCTGTAGTTGATGGAGAAGATCCGTATAAAGAACTATTATTAGCCATTTGTTTTCCTTATTTGTAAGCAAAGTTTCTGTATTGGCGTGGTTGCCATACACTTGTTAGTTTAGTGTGTCCTCCACTCCACTTACCTAAATTGTTTTGATCTTCTACGATGTTGTATGCGTTCTCAAACTTTTGACTATACACTTGAGCGTCATCAGCGTTATGACGCTTGATGTAGTATTCACGCAAAGTAGCATAAACATAGCCTTCAGCCCAAGTCTGTAAAACAGGATTAGTTTGAACGGTTTGATCTGTAATGCTGATATCGTTTAATGTTCCTGCTGTTGGTGTAGTTCCGCCTGTAGCAGTAAAAGTAATTTCTGTGTTGCTGACGATACTTGCTACGGTATAAACACCACCAGTGCCTAAACTGCCAGTGCCAGCACCAGCAGTAATCTTATCACCGACTGCCAAAGCACCTGTGCTTGACATACCAGTGATGTGTGCTGTCCAAGGACCGCTGCCAGTAATAGTGCCAACGGTGCCTTCAGTGCTGACTAATGTATCATCTAAAGGACTGAACAATAATGCCCACGCCTTGTAGTAATACATATTGATTAAAGTGCCTTCGGCAACATAAGGTAAGAACTGATACTTGTTAGCAACTTCCGAAAACTTACCACGAATAACTTGTGGCACATTTACAGGTTGTAAGTATAATTGAGCAATCATACCCTGTGTAATAATATCTCTGTCACCAATGCGGTCATAGACAATCCAAGGACCTGTTTGACTGCTTGTATTACCATCGTTGGCAAAAACAATAGTTCCTGTCACGGCTGCGGCATTAGCCACACTTAAAGTGACTACTGAACCACTGCCACCACCACCTACAATATTATTGATTTCAGCACCAATACCAATACCTGTTCCTGACACAACCATACCAATAGCAATTTGTTGTGCTGGAGTAGAAGTAAGAGTGATTGTATATTGTCCTGAAACACCTGTGGCTGTAGCCTGTGTTGTGACTTGCTGACCTTGTTTGAAAAACAAGATAGGCTTGTTCATATCACCTGGAATAGGGATTCTACCATTAGCATCCGCAATGCCTACATTTTCTATAGCATATGGATCACAGCGTAATGCTGGTAGTTCGATGTTTCTCATTGACATTTCTGCCATAAAAATACATTTCTTTATTTCTGCGTCATTGGTTGAACCAGTGAAGTCTTTGATGAATGTCACAAGGTCATTTGCGGTTGGTATTTGAAACATTATTAGTGTCCTCTAAAGTATTTTTGTTCGCCTTTTTTCGTAGGATAAGGCACATCTACGGGAATAGGTAATTTACCGCCTGGGTAGCAAACATATTCTGGGTATTCTCTCTCAACAACTTTATAAAACTGGGCTTTGAGTGTTCTGTCATTTTTAATAGCATTCCAAGGAATACCATCAAAGTATTGATCGCTAATACGAATACTGATAACGGTAGGCAACTCCATCCATTTGTATGTTAGTTTGCCATCTTCACCAATAGGTGCCATTGGATCTGGCACACCTTTTTCGGCAGCGTGTCTGTAGTTCTTTACTCGTAGTTTGATTTCTTCAGTATTCTGTTGTTCTCTGCGAATATAAAACTTGCCATCTTCTCTGCCAGTAGTGACAATTATATTACCACTTTTATTAGCGTCTGTTCTTTTCCAATCACCTTTCATACTATTATACAAGTCA